TGTTATGCAATACACAAACCCAGCCATTTCCTCAGTAACTGAATCTGAGGTAAACTCTTTTTTCTTATACAACCAAGTGCTCACTTTTTGCGGTACTTTCCGCGTTTCGGTAAAAATGATTTCTCAATATCGTTCCACTCTTTGATCGCGATGGTATCGAGCACCGTTTTAGCTTTGTCGTACTCATCGAAATCCGCATCAATTACCTTTGTGAAAAAATTGTTCAAAGCAATCTTAGAGCCTTTCTTGACGCCTAGCTTCTCCCAAGGAAATTTTCCTATCTCGTTTAGCCACTCACTCGTGGCACGAATATCCCAAATTCCGTAACCAAATAGAATGCAATAAGCGCAATCACGAAAGGGAAGACCCACCTTATTTTTAGTGCACCTCACTTTAACTTTTACACCGATAGGACGTTCTACGCCTTTTATGGTCTTCTTCAATTTTCCACATTCTGCGATACGAATAACTTGAGAGCAGTAAAAGTCTAGTGCTCTTCCTCCAGACCTTCCTGTTTTCTCTCCGAAAGTCACTCCGATCTTATCACGAATCTGCGACACCACGATAAGATTTATGTTGTTTTTCTCCAGCTTGGCTAGTAGCCTACGAAACATTTCTGATAATTTCTTGGCCTTATCTTGTCCGTAAGTGCCTTTATCAATTTCACGCTCTTGCTCTTTTCTGTCTGAAAAGGCGTCTAGAGAGTCGATGATAACCATAGTAGGAATTTCATCTTCATTCTCTTCCTTCTCGTCTATCACAGCCACAAGATATTCGTGGAGTCCTTCCACGGTGTTAGTGGCGTCTTTTATGCCGTAATCATCGACAGATGCGAAGTCAACGGAAGATACCGGAAGACCAAGAGCCTCAGCGTAGCCAACGTCAAACGCAGCCTCCGCTTCAACATACTTAACCCGCGCATTGGGAAACTCACTTACGAAATTAGCGCATGCCTCAATGGCCAGCAATGATTTGCCTGCTGATTTATCTCCTATTATGTTAGTCACACGACCTACAGCCCAACCGCCGCCTAGAACTTGATCTAGCATAGTGCAGCCGGACGAAAAAGTCCTAACGTCCTTTTCGTTGCTCGTAAAATACGACTCATCAGTGATTTGTTTTTTAGTCATTTTTTCTCCCATTCAATTCTAGCCAAAGAGTAATAATAGATGTTGGTTGTTTTTGATGTTTCTATAGCTTTCCAAAAGTCTGAATGCCAACCAACAAATAAACCCACGTCATTGTGTGTAACTTCATTTATAATAGGAGTAAACTCACTTCCTAACGAACATCCGTGATATTCTCCCAAACTGCTTGCTATATCAGCCAAACACATTCCGTACTTCTTCGCCAGCTCAATACTTATGCTAGTTTCTTCAGATTCCCTTAATCCAAGAGCGACAATTAGGTTTACATAATCATGTAAATTTGGCCTATTATCGAAAGCTGAATTAAGGTGTTTGCTTCCACTGACTAACTCTGCACTGCTTAGAAATGTATCAGGTATTTTTCCCAATAAAAGAAAATTCATACCTTTTGCGTTGCCTGTCATTTCACCCGTCCTGTGTTTGCTTAATAGTCATTTTAGCGAAGTAGAATAGTTCTCACGTGGTTTTAGTGTCTCGCGGCAGGTGGTAGTACCAAAACCGAACAAAAACTCTATAGAACGCATCCTATGGAATAGGCTGGCGACGGTGAAGTCGCCAGCCTCTAGCTTAATCCCGATTTCTGCGCATCTTAGAAAGCTTTGAGCCTTTCTTTTTCTTCTTCTTCTCTACCAGACCAAGTTCATCTGCTACGGCATCAAAAAGCTCTTCAAGATCATCACCTTCTGCATCAAGACCTTCTTGCTCAATGAGATCGACCAGATCGTCTTCATCCATATCCTCAAGCTCATCAAGAGTAGTTGGAACTTCGATTTTGTCGTCATCATCGTAGTCATCTTTCTTGCTAGACTTTTTAGAATCTGGCTTTGACTTTTTGCTTTCTCCGCTACCAAGAGCTTCGCTTAGCTCGTCGTAACTGCGTACGATAAACTGATCTGTCAATACGTTTTCTTCTACGAATTCCAAGAACTCGTCATCTACTGAAGATGACCGCCTTGCGATTGCAATACCAATATACTTTGTACTGATACCCTTTCCTTCTTTCGTGAAAGAAACGTCATAACCGTCTTCTGGGTCATCGATCCAGAAAACCTCACCAGTGCGTGAATCGATACACAGGTTTGAGATGTCGCGATCAATAGACCACGGAGCAGGCCACAGCTTAACGCCATCGTCCTCATTATCGCGGTCAACAACATACATTGCTGCTCGTTTTCGTGAGTACATGGACTTAGCGCCGTCATCGTCGCCAGAGTCAGCAATACGTTTGGCCTCCTGACAAATAGGACACTCACCATTTCCCATTTTGGACGGACAAGCGTATGTGTTTCCATCTGCACCCACATTATAGTGCAACCATAAATCGGTAGCAAAGTGGTCAGCCCCTTCCCAAGTCGGAGGAAGAATCCTTACGCAGTTATCACCTGTAGACGGTGTAAATAGCTCAATGTCCTTGTTGATGTACGGAGGACGCTCACCGAATGCAGTTTGTGTCGCACGAGCNTGCAGTGCGTCCTTGTTACGAGCATACTTGAATTTCTTTTTAGCCATTTTGTTTCTCCTTATATCCTTATAGCATGTATTGCTTATTGCTTATTGCTTATTGGATTTTTTTATTTTCTTTCTTTTCTGGTCAATACATTTTTTGACCACAGCAGTTCTAATGCTTTCAGCACCATTACTGCCTTCCACTGACACAGACGAATTCGCCGCCATGTCGTGAACTGTAAGCTGCACCAAGTCGCGAATAAGAAATCCGCGAGTTGATACCGCATCTTTTGCGGCTGCCCACTCTGCTGCCACTCTGGACGCATTAACCCAAGCTTCATACGCCTCTTTGTGTGCTTCAGAGGAAGAAACCATCGACTTGATTTTTCCTTCGGTGATCTTTTCGCCGTTTCTTGCTGCCGTTTCCCTGACATCTAAATCAATGCTTGAGTCTACCGTAGAAATCTTATCTTTCAAGATATCTCTGTTCGCGGTAGCCCTAGCAGCACTGACAGATACGTTGAAAAGCAACTCAGGGTGTAGGACGATATCCTCATCAAGCTTGTGCTGGTTGATAAACAGCGATTCATTTACTTCATCTAATTTCATAATTATCTCCTATTCTGCCAAGTATAGCTCGCCCAAAGCTAAAAGTACAGGGGCTAATTTTTCTGACGNGTCTCCGCCAACTCCTTTGAAGCTTTCCAGTATTTCAAGATACCATAAAATATCTCCTCTACCACCTAAAACCATCTTACTGAAATAGTTGGTGATCATTAAAGCTATCGTGCGTGGCGGTGTTTCATCCATCGCGTTAAGAATCTTGATAGCTTTTTTGAATCCGTTTTTATCGTAACCTTTGGCCAATAGCCTGCACAGTTCGATTCCTTGTGCCGTGGCTTCTACAGATTTAAGTGCACCACTTACCTCAGATACGCTGTCACATCCTTTGCACTTGCTTAGATTAACAAGAGCCTGTCTGGCGCTGCCAAGTGATTCTTTGGCGATCACCGATAGCATCTTCTCGTCAAGGTTGCTTAGATTCTCCTTTTCGGCAATAGCTTCCAGAAGGTCAATCATATCATCAGTGCGAATGTTTGACAACTGGTAGTCATGGCAGCGCGTGTGGATGGTTCTAATGATCTTAGCAGGGTCAGTAGTGCAGAGCACCACGTACAAGTGTTTGGGAGCATTCTCCAAGTCTATCAATAGGCTATTTTGCGCTGGCTTGGTAATTTGGTGTGCTTCATCCAAAATAACCATTTTCTTTGAATCGCCAAATCCTTTGAATTTGGCAGCGCGCATGGTGGCTTTCATTGCGTCGATTCCACCGCTCGTCGCACAGTCAACCATAGTGACGTTATCTGGAATAATACCAAGCTCGCTAGCCAAAATCTTAGCGAGTGTTGTCTTTCCGGTTCCTGACTGTCCAGAAAAAAGCATAACGTGAGGAACATCTCCACCCGTAATAAGAGTTTGCAAGCTTTTCACTACTGCATCTTGACCGAATACGTTTTTCAACTTTTTGGGGCGGTACTTAATGTGATACTCTGATACCATTTATCTCTCCTGTTTGTGTTTATCGAATACTAATCTGATTGATATTAAACGTCAACAATCAATTTCTTACGTGTCCAAAATCTCTGCTGCTAAATGCTCTGTATAGTTTAACGTCAGCAAAACCTCCTTCACCGTGCTTTACAATCTCAGCGTCAGTAGACCAAGGAACCGAATCAAGACCCCATTTATCCATAGCGATAGTCGTCATTATTTTAGCCTGACGCTCTACATCTCTTTCCCAAGTATCTTCTGGAAATATCATTTCGATAGAGTCGTGAATAGTAGAGTTTATGGGTTGAATAGTTTTGGTTATCTCAATTATTCCTGCGCAAGTCATTCCTGCAGCACTGCCTTGAATTGGCGTGTTGATGACATCTGACTTGCTTAGCGGACCCTGTCTCCGAAATCCTTGAATTGTTTCCACATAGAAATTCTTGCTATAAAAAGATAGCAGCGTTTCTTGCCATTCTTTTGTTTCGGAAAACATCTTCCAAAAATCATCAAACAGAGACTTTGCTACATTCGTAGGAATTTCTGTGTGTCTTGCGCACGTGGCAACACCAGCGCCGAAAAATGCTGGAAATACCCATGAATTTTTGACCTTAGATCGAAACTTTTTCATAACGTCTTTGTCTTTAATACACCGCTTACCTCCTACTCTAGACGGATATTCGTGAGCTATTCGCTCAGCCCACTCCATGTGAATATCGTAATCATCATCCCACAGCGCATCAAGATACACCTTGTCATTGGCTAAGCATCCAAGCATTCTAGCCTCTTGCTGGCTGTAGTCGAGCGTGGCCAATACATGTCCTTTAGGCGGCTGAATCATATTACGCACCCATTTACCAGCACCTCGTTTTGGAAGGTTCTGGCTGTTAGGGTCTTCTGAACTAAGCCTACTTGATGACGTAAACATAAGATTATATGTTGAGTGTATATTACCCGAATCATCAGCATGTGCCAGCCAACCCTCTAAGTACGTTCCTAGAAGTTTGGTTGCTTTTCTATACTTGACGATGTCGTCAAGTAAAGGATTGTTTAGGCTAGTAAGCGTCTCTTCATCTGTTCCTTCAATCGTGGCTATTTTCATTATTTTGTTTACTAGAGCCTTAATATCGTCATCAGAGCCCATCCCGAACGGCCTTCCTCTTCGTCTAACGAACCTGACAACGTGTTTGTTGCTAAACACTCTTTCGGTTATCTCTGCGACCAGCTTTCTGTGCTCATCTATTTTCTCTTCAGTCCACTTTCTGTTGCACGGAAGTCCTTTAAGCTGACACTGCACGATAGCTTTTGACAAATCTATACGGGCGTTTTTGAAATAGCGCTGGCTGCTAGGAAGCTCATTACTCATGCATTGTTTAAGATAATACGTCCACTTAGCATCTAGAGCATTGTAGACTAGAAGCGCATGTATGTCTTCATTTATGCAGTTAGCTGTATCAACTTTGGACAGAGGTTTTAGCCTAAATCCCATGTATTTAAGGCAGTTAGCATCAAGACTGTTTGCTCCCTTTCTGCTATCAATAGCATAGCCGTAAGCCATAGTATCATCCCAATCTGAGGATATGGTAGCATCCTTATCTAGATTATTACACAACCATGACAGCTCAAAGGATAAATTATGTGCTATTTTTGTTCCTGACTTTCTCATAAAGTCGATCAGTGCGTTTTTGACCTCCTTCTGAAATTTTCTACTGGCTCGTGGGTGATCAACAACAAACGCGATAGATAAATCTC